GTTGTGTAAGGCTCTTCTACCTGACCGACATAAGCACCAACATAATCTTCAGGTATTTGACCCGTGTAACCTGTTGTATATTGTTCCTCTATCTGACCAACATAAGATGTTAGATATTGTTCTGCTATTTGACCAGTATATGCGCCAACATAATCTTCGGCTATTTGTCCAACGTAAGATGTTACATATTGCTCGGGTACTTGACCGACGTAAGCAGTGGTATAGTCTTCTGTGATTTGACCGGTGTATGCGCCAACATAATCTTCGGGTATTTGACCCGTGTAACCTGTTGTATATTGTTCTGGCACTTGACCGACGTATGCGCCAACATATTGTTCTGGCACTTGACCAACATAAGCAGTTGTGTAATCTTCCTCTACCTGACCAACATAAGCACCGACGTACTGTTCGGGTACTTGACCAGTGTACGCTCCTACATATTGCTCAGGCACTTGACCTGTGTATGCACCAACATATTGCTCAGGTATTACACCTGTATATGCTGTTTCATATTGTTCGGCTACTTGACCAACATAAGCAGTGGTATAGTCTTCTATGACTTGACCGGTGTAAGCACCTACATATTGTTCAGGAACACCACCCGTGTAATCAGTTTCATATTGCTCGGGCACTTGACCAACATATGCAGTAGTGTAGTCTTCTATAACTTGACCTGTATACGCACCTACATAATCTTCAGAAATCTGTCCAACATATGCAGTAGTGTATTGTTCAGCCACTTGGCCTGTATATGTTGTTGCGTAAGACTCTTCTACTTGTCCAACGTAAGTGGCAATATATTGTTCAGCGATATCGCCTTCATAGAATCCTTCATAAGTTTCTTCTATTTGACCGGTATAAAATCCTTCGTAAGTAGACTGGTATCCAGTTGTATAACTGGAATCATAAGTGCTTGTATAGGTTGCATCATACACTGTGCCAGTATAGAATTGTTGTTCATAGACTTCTACAACGGGTAAACCTTCATATTGGTCAGAGAAAAACTCTACGTCTATTGCGCCATCATACTGACCAAGGTATGATCCTTCGTATGAAGTTGTGTAGAGTGCCTCATACACAGACACATAATCTGCAACGTAAGAACCCGTGTAACCTGAAATGTATGCGCCGACATATGAACCTTCATACTCTGTCTGATATGTGCCCACATAACTGGCGATATAATCAGCATCATATTCACTAACGTAAATGCCTTCATATGAAGCCACATAAGTGCCGATATAAGTTGCTTGATATTCAGACTCATACTGAAATTCTTCGGTGCGATCACCCTCATAGCCACCCGCAAAATCGTAATCTAATCTTGAATCAATCGCTTTGCCTCTGGGTTGCCACACACCAGAATCTGTGGGTGCACCTTGTGCACTGCTTCTTAACTGATAGGTACCAATGCCCGTGTCCATGATGACTTTCTTAGATCGCTCACCTAAAGTGAAATCAATCTGAGGTACAGTCATCTCTTGCAATGCTTCAAATACATAATCGCCTTTACGTTTGATTGCAAGTGGTCTTACTTCAGGTGGTACTATATCTGAAGTCTTGATGTATATGCTGTATGATATCGCACTGCCATCCGACCGAGTATCAGTAAAGATGTTTTGAAGATATGCAGTGTAGTCGGCACTAGGTGCTGCGGAGGCGAGTCTATATGTACCCGGTCTCTCATTCTGCATGATATTAGAAATGACTCGTGCACACATCACTTCTAGTTCATCATCATTCATTTCTTTCAGACCGTTTCTTACACGATCAAAATAAACTGGATTTCTTTTCTCGCTACTTGTCTGAAGAGGTATTTGATTGTTGTTTTGATATAACGGATGAGATATAGTACTTGCGCCGGGGGCGTTTCTATCTTCTACCCGTGTTGTTCCAATAAACGCAGAACTTACCTGTGCGGGTGTATTCTGAGAATCTTGTGACGATACGTCAATGGTTGCTTGAAAAAGACCAATGTTCTGAGTGAATGATATCTCATAAGATGCTGTGAACTGACCTTTCAAACGAGGATTGGTAAACTTTTCCCACGTGACAACATTACCGTTAATGTTTGTTGCGGCAGGTGTCGCCGTAACACTAGTGACAATATAAGCAGGACTGGTATTAAACGTTAAACTTGCTTGAAGTTCGTCAAACCCAGTGCCGGCAGGTGCAGTTTCGGTGTCAATGACAACATTGATAATAATCGTATCGTCATCGTAACATAGAGGTGGAAACTCAACAGGGTTTCTGAATGTATTGGTGTGACCACCACCTACAGACCTAGCGTCTACTGTATAGGTTCGTGTTCTTGTAACAGGTGGATCACTCGCCGCATTCTCATCATAGAAAGTGTCAATGTACGTACCAACGTCCACACTGTTCGCCGTTTGACCCGAGGTAAGTGAACTGGCTTCATTGGTGGTGATACTGCTAAGATATAGACCTGCACGATAGGCTAACCAATCTTCTTCAGACACCAGAAATTCTTTAACGGCACCGTTGTTGGCTAAAGAATTTGAATATCTAAAAGGTCTTGAAGACACGTTATACCAATCTTATAAACTAATTAATGTTATTTATAAGTTTTTGGTGAGCAGTGTGAGCAGATCTTTTATCTCTTTCATATCTGTCTCCATTCTACTCAGGCGAGTCTCCATTAATTCTTGATTTTGAGATTGTTTTTGACGGGCTAATTTCTTAGCCCGGGCTAGTTCTACCTTTTTAACATCTACATTTAATATTGCATTTGTTTCGGTGTCGCGAACTAGCCCGGGATATCCTCGAACTTCAATTAGATCCCTCATTAAGTAGCAAGATACTTAATATTAAGACCTTTAATGGCAGGCGATTCAATAGTGCCTTTCATCACATACTTTGTTTGGACTTGAGTGAACTCTTTGAGAGAACCACCTTGACCACCTGGCAAATAGTTTGCTCGGGTGAATTGTCCAGCCGCAGTATTTGCTACTGATGATACCGGTGGCTTATAGATCCAGTTGGTCAGAGTAATATCTTCTCCTGCAACTGCTGTTCTATAATAGAAGTCTACTCCTGAACCAGGCGGTAGCGAAAGATCTGCTTGTACATCTATACCTACAGCAGGGACTTCCAACGTAACCGGTGTTGTGATGTGTTTGGAACCGGTACTACCGCCAGAGGGTTCAGTTTCATCTGTAGACCACACAGATATCGTTTGATCTGTTGATGCTTGATCAGGATCATCTATGCATTGTTCTACCAATGTCAATGATGCTCGTTGCAGATCAATAATAGGTGAAACATAATCACTGGTTGTCTTCAAATCTAATTTGACATATGCACTTGCGTTTTTACCAGCCTCCGCACCACCAATTCCGCTATTGCCGTCGGTGATACCTGCGTGATAGATTGCTCGCGGCGAATCAAAGTTTATGTTTTGATCAGCAGTAAGTCTTTCAAAGTTGGATGTTAACCAGTTAGTACCAGGCTGAAAACGATTTGCTACATCACCTGAAGGATGAATGCCTGATATAAACCTAGCGGACATATCAACCGATGTTCCTTCAGGTATAATCTGTTCAACCGTTGGGTTTGCAACGTCAAAAATTCGCGTTTGTTGAGTAATGACTTGACTTCCACCACCACTCATACTCTCGCCTACCCACTGTGCTCCTAATGTTACTTGGAAGCCTTGAATGTCAGCCTTGACCACGGTAAGAATCTGATTAATGTTTGAGGCAGCATCTAGTGTTTCCACACCATCTGTAATATCTGTCGCGCCGCTAATCTGAACAGTATCACCTGCTTGAAGACCATTACAAGGCGCTCTCACATACATTGCCGTATCATTATTCACCAATCGGATTGGATTATCATCAAGAAGAACATTAGGTGCATCTGCATTCTTTAACATAAGTGTACCACCACCTAAGTTAAACTTGGCACGTGCGATTCGCATCATGATGTCTTGATCTTTTGCTTCAAACCAATGAATACCATTCTGAGGTAAGAACAAAGACCCTGGTGAAGGCTGTGTTGATACAGATCGTGCTGTGGAGCCTAACACAGATTCACGAGTCTTCGCACTAAACAACTTATAGTTTGAAGATTGTGATGTGATCACAACTGCATAGTGAGTCCAAGGCTGTAAGAATACAGGCTCATCAAATACAAACGATGTTTCGCCACCTTGAATAACTGATAACGTAGGACTCAGACCAATCGCATTTATCGCATTAGGTGATTTAAATACATGTGAATCTGGAACTATATCATTATCAGAAGGTTTGCCATTTATAACAGGTCTGATATGAATAGAGATAGGTAGTGTATCATCTTTTGTCTGGAAAAACAACCCTATTTTCGCAAGGACTACACCAAACGGATTGTCCACATAGAACGTTTGTGCCATTGGATTCTGTGGTAAGTTTGTGGGTATAACTGCTGTGCCCGCAAACTGTCTGTTATTGACATTTACATAATCCGATATGACTTGTCCCATCTCTCCATTGTATGTTGACAATGTAGAAATAGGAGTCGTGTCTGGTCCATATCTACCTGAGACTTGTGGTTTATACAAGCCAACACTGCCCGCAGATACCTCATTGACTGCTCTTCTGAGTTCTTTCTGGTTGAAAGCATTGGGGAACAGACCATAACCAGTTGATAATGGCCATGCATATGACATACCGCGTGTTGTAAGTATGTTTCGATATTTGTGCCACATCGCACCAAATACACTGTAGTATGTAAATGCTTTGCTGTCTGCGGCTGCCCAATCATTGACATTAATATCAAGCAGTTTAAACTCACGAATACCGGATCTGAACCTGAGATAGTTCTGAAGTATTCTACGTCTTTTGCCCTTCTTTGTCAAGTAATAAGATGGCTTTAGATTAGGAATGAAGAATGAACCTTCAATAGTACCGTTAGCATCTGTTATCAAGTCTGTCGCAGTGTCAGGATGTCCTGTTAATGTGTTGTAAGTAAACAAGTTTCCATTGTCATCGGTTCTATCTGAGAACTGGACAAAGGCTTCTTCTTTACACCAAGCAGTTACATCTTTACCGTCAAAGAACGGAGTGAACTTAGTGTTAGGCTTAAGACCTTGCGCCTTGAAGTAGATTTTACGCGATCTCATCCAGGGTATCAAAGCAAGATCAATATAACGTCTTCCAACTCGCATTCTTAATGTGTCGTTTTGAACAACTCTTCGTACAAATCCATGAGTGTTTGTTCTACCACGCTCTGACGCATAAGGAGATATTGCGTTAATTGCGTCTCGCGAGGTTGTGGGCTTTCCACATCTGCCTAAAGTACCTTGAGACTGCCAAAGATCTTCGTCATTACGACCTTTCCAGTTCCACTGCCAGTTGTTCCACAAGAAGGCTTGCTTCACATCTAATTTACCAGCGCCTCTTAATGCTTTGATAGCATCTTCTCTTGAGTCTTTCCATTCATCAGATGAAGGAGATAATTTGATGACGCCTACATTGTCTACTCTTCCAAACGGATTTGGATTGACTGAACGTGAGGCGAGTGACTGAAACTTCCACTCATCTGAATCATATGAAAGATAAACATTGTCACCTTTCTTCAGAATACCAGGATCAGTACCAGGAATTGTGGGATTGACAGTACCATAATTAGGCTCACAGATCAAACGAATGTTGTCTTCATTAGCCTTGGGTCTAATCAATTGATTTTCAGGATCAATTGATGCGGCATAGTCATCGTTCTCTGTATCAGAGCCAGTCTGATCATCGCCTTGATCTAATGAAAGACCCGCATCTACTCGTTCTTCGCCAGCACTATCTAAACTAGGAGTATGGAACGCACGGAGTTCAGCAATATTGAACTCTGTATATGTTCTAAGATCATCAATCTTATTCTCTAGTTTGCTAATATCTGCCATAGTGTAATGCTTGTGTTCAATCGCACGAGTCTGAAGATCGTCTGCGTCTGCCGTATTCGCATTCATGAGAACCTGATATAACTCCATAGAGTTTTCAGGAGTAGGCTTTAATTGTGGATCACGTGACTGTTGACCCAAAAGCATTTGAATTTCGCCACTCTTTGTAGCGATCAACTTGTCGGCACGTGGTAACCAGTAATCAATTTTACCTAAAAATGCAGTGCCACTGCGAGGTAATGGCATGATGTTTGTAAAAACACCTGAAGATGATTTGTCTGGTCTTAAGTCTAAGTAGTTTCTCAGATCAATAACAGTACCGTCTGCTGTTGTATGCTCGGGTATATCTGCATATGTAGCACCCGCGTATGACTCAGGCGAATAGAAACCACCTACTCCACTGTGTGCCCAGTACGTATACTGAACCCATACATCACCGGGATCTGTCTCGCCTTCTTTTAATATCAGGCGACTGTAATCATAATAGTTGTCTCGCTGACCATCATCTAGAACAAATCGGTCGCTTACATCAATACCACCGGCGGCTGTGCCTTTGGTAATGAGGGATACTTGTTGAACATCAGGAACACCAAGATCAACAACACCGTTAGTTACTGCATACGTAGCGGCAGTAGATGTCGTAAACGTCTTCGTCTTCTTGGCAGTCTCAGTGTTTTGAATGTAATAGACCAATCTATATTCTACGTTAGAGAGACCCGTGATTGTCGCATCATAACTAGGCATTGCTTCGGTTACTGTTGGTGTAAATGCCGCTTCAGAACCATCAGTCTTGGCGATCAACCAGAATTCTTTGTCGGAGTATCTGCTAGGACCCGCGCCCATGCCTAGTTGATCCAATGAGAACGATCCTGTAGTGACAGTAAACGTTTCACTATACTGTGATGTGGATAAGAATCCACCATCGGCAACCGTATTTGACGTGGCTTTTAATCGTGGTCTGGCTGTAGGCATTAACAAGTCGTTGTCTGTTGCGCCATTCAAAAGCGCATCAGTACCTGTTTCGTTTCGTATCGCATACTTACCAGTAGCGGCAGGATCCTTGATTGATCGGAGTTTACCTAGATCACTATCGCCCAGCGATAATGAGGTGTTAAACGTAAAGTCAAACAAGTAGAGTTTAATGTCATCACCCGCGGCATCAATCGCACGAACTCGTGTAGTACCGAGAAGTTGTGTTGCGTTTGTGTCTGAGTACATGTTGTGAACAGTGTCAAGATCCAGTTCTGGCAAATCACGGGCACTGTCAAGAAGAACATAATTACCGTAGATCACAGACACAGGTTCACCCGGAACACTTTCAAACGCTTGTGATCGTGGTATAATTAACTCAATAGGTGATGGATTGTCAACACGATATCCACTTACATAAGCAGTACCCGCACCGATAGTGACAGACAAGTTCTCTGTGTCACCTTCTATCTCATCAAAGTCTAATGTGAAAGGATTAACAATGTAATCACCAGACTCTTCTTCTGTTCGCAGTGCCATAGCATCTGCAATCTTATTGTAAGCGTCCGACTCTTGAACTTCTTCTACAATTGTGCCATTTTCAACTCGTGCAAGAAAGACAAACGTGTCATCGGCAGAGAGGTCAGCCTTGTTCGTTAATTGAAGCGTAATTCTGTATCGGTCAGCGCCCGGGCTCGCGGTGTTAGGAGTATCGCCAGCATTGTCATATAGTGTGGGAGTGTCATTTACCGTAACAACTTCTTGAACGACTTTAAATCCAACATCACCCTCAAACGTAGCAGTGTAAGGAGATAATATGAGTGATTGAGGATCTGAATATACAAATCGCCCGAGAACAAAAAACTCGCCTGCGTCTACTTCAAACCGTGTACTAAAACCTGTAGGACTCAATGTGTTAACGGTCATTGTTTCAGAACGTCCAACAACACTTAACGATTTACCTACACCTGAACTAAATCGTACAGGCTCGCTACTCAAAGGCTGGGCTGCGCCATCTATGTACTGAATATACAATGTATTATCAGTGATGGGTGCAGACACAGTGCCTGAACCTGACGCTTTGACTGCTATTACTCTTGCTCGGATATTCTCTGGGTTTTGTTGAATAACAGATCCGACAGGAATATCGGTAAAGGTTCCACTGGTCATTGTGACTTTCACAAAATCAGTGTCCGTTATACAGTCCATGTTACCCGCAGAAACAGCCACGCCTTCTTTGAACACATTTCTACCAAATCTACCCATCTCTTGATAGATCATAGTTTGAAGTTGTGTTAACTCTCGTGCTTGAAGCGCTCTTCCGGAGTTAAATAATATCTGGTGATAATTGTCATCTTCTGCCCAATCATCTTTATAAGATCCAGATAATGTAGTACTTGTAAATGTGCTTGCCATTTTTTATCCTAACTGAATAACTATTCGTATGTCTTCGGTTTGTGTGTCTGCTCTAGTGATACCTTCTGTAGCAGTGCCAGGACCGAGCGCGTTTATATTATTTATGTACAATATTTCACCCGTATATGGATTAAAAGTAGGTTCTACTTTAGCAACATACGTTGCGGTCACTGGAGATGGTACAGATTGTACTACCGAGTTATTTGCTGGTGTTGGATCAACAGTCCATTCACCAAATCCTGTGGTAGTATCTTGATAATAATACAGTCTATTGTTGACAGTATCATGAAAAACTACTTTCCCTGTAGCGGTTTCGCCACTATTGGTAATGATAGCGTCTTCTGTAAATGTTCCGCTTGCACTGATACCAGAGAAATACTTTGCGCCATTTGCGGTGTTCTGTGTAAAGTCAATCGTTGGATCAGCCGATGTTTTAAATCCTTTGACAATAGACACCTGATTAAAATCGTTCTCTGCGAGAATGGTATCAAACTCATCACCCGCAACATCTGTCTGAAGCATAAAGTGTGTGGTCTTGAGTGTGCGTGATGGACTTGCATTCAAACCACCATACGGTGCAATGACGGGTCGCAACACTGCGCCTACACCATCTCCACCTGTTACTGTGATTGATGCATAATCATATCCACTACCATGAGAGAATGTGCCCGCGGCATCAGAGTCAACACGAATTCTTACAATCTTGTCTGCATCAACGTCGGCAGTGAAAACCGCACCTGATCCATTACCCTCAACAGTCAGTGCAATATCACCGCTTGTGTTAGAGAAACCATAACCACCACTGTCAATTTGAATGTTGATGATTTCACCACCCACCGAAGAGTCTTGAAGATTTCGCTGAATGCTTTCTTGTGCTATAGGCAAAAACACCGCTCTGTCAGTGATTGTCTTGACTGGCAACCAATCATTTGTTTTGAATGTTGCTATGGCGCTATTACCCAGAGGATACAAATATCGCCACTTATATTGATCAGTCGTTCGAAACGTTTTACCTTGTGAGACACCCACTTTAAACGATTCTGCAAGAGTGGATGTAGGTTCAACAATAGAAGGCACCTGAGTACCGTCGGTGATCTTGCCTGTTTCAACACAGACAAACACTTCGTTAAAACTGTTAACAACATAGAAACCTATATCCAAATCATTGTCATAACTTGGATATATGGTGCCTGAGTTCCAAGAGTTGGATGGTACCACATAAGAACTACCACCGACAGTCTTTACTGCCAACATTGTGTGTCTCACACCCTCTTGAAAAGATTCGGACCTGATGTCTTCACCTTCTGTCAAAGGATCGATCCTTGAGTAAGCAAGATGATATGGTGTAGATGCACTATCCAAGTCTTTCTTCAAAAGACGAAATGCGTTCTCACTAAAACTGTTGGTTGTAATAGATGTCATATTTTTTCTCTTTTCAACCTATCTATTTATACGGTATCTGTGATAACGGATGAAGCATTTGAAGCGGTTGTATCAAAAGCCAAAACATTGTTTCTTTGTGCATTGACCGTCGCTTGATTGGCAGGCTTTGCTGTTATCTTTAAGTAAGGTGTTGCGGTCGCAAGTGTACCAGACCAACCACTCAATGAAATCACCCCTGTTGTTTCATCATACTCACCGATGTTATCAATAAATGTTGTGCCCTGTGAAGCGTCTATCACTTCTATTGCATTAGAATTAAGCCTGTTTCTTAAGAAGCAATTTCTAGACTCAATATTAAACAAGTCGCTTCTGATAATATAATCGGTATCATCAGGAGCGGCAATAGAAGCAGGATATATCAAACTATATGTAGACACATCCGCAGTAGGCACAAACCGATACTGCATGGTAATCTCTGCTCTGGATGATAATATTGAAGGATCGGCATCATCAATTAACGTAAGCATATTAGATCGTCTAAACGATTTATCAAATCCACCCAACTGATCATTAAAATAATTATCTACCGTCTGTGACACCAAAGTTTCAATTGCAGTCTGTGATGAACTGGTCAGTGTAGGATTCCATTGGAAAATACTATTGACCTGAAGATATGTAGTCAAAGGATCTGTAAATTTAACATCAAAAGAGGCTACCGATAAGTTTTTGGCTAAATCGATGATGCCATTTTTTGTTGCGGCTTGGATCACTGTGTCTTCTGTATTAAATACAATAGACACATAAACAGAACCATAATCAGCAGGTACGTTATCTTCTCCTCCCCACGATTTAATATCGGTAATGACGTTGCCATATGACCGAAGAATCAATGAAGCATAATCTTTAGCCGTGACCATACGATTCTGTGAAGCATAAAGATAAGGCGCGTTTTTTCGAATAGAAGCAATTTCTTCCTTTCCTGATCCAGCAGTTGCGCCTTTGACTGTAGTAATAATGACGGGTAGTGACTCACCATTCCCATCAAGAACGACATCAACGGCTTGAAAAGTTCTTGCGCCGTTGGCTTCTGCTCCTACTACTTGATCATAGATGACTTCTATTTTGTTACCCGCAGTAGGGAATCTACCTAACTTAGCACCGTTACCAAAAGTCAACTCATAGACACCATTCGGCGTTTCTTTGATAACAAATATCTTAGAATTCTTGTCAATGTTTACGGTGTCGTTCAGATTGTTATACACATCATAAAATGTTGTAGCAACATCTGTATAAACTCTTACCTGAACAGTATTTAAATCTAGATTCTCTGTCGGTATGACATAACTTTCGTTTTCGTTAGCAGGACCTGCTACGAAGATGTTTCTCTTCTCTACGCCTTCGTGAATGGAAATGTTTCTATTCTCACCGAACTGAAAGAAATACTGGTTAGCACCGTTGTTAGTCGCAGTCAAAGCCTGCCTAGTTTTAAAAGTGTAGGATTTATTGTTAACTGTAGTAGTAAACTTAAAGCCCGCAGGTAATGTCATTGACGATGGAAACAGTGGGTTCACCACATACAAATTAATAGCGGCACACGCCGCATTTTTAGATCCTACCGTGTAGCCTAATCCACCGGCTAAACTTACAAGCGATGAACGTAATTGTGCTGTGGGTAGAAACGACTCATTCAATGCAAAGTTAGCAAGAAGAGAATTATAGTGCGTGTTGTATGCCATCACATCCAGAAGACTAGACAACCCGCTTGCCTCAAAATTGTAATCCGCAAACTCATCACTCTGTGCCAAGAACGTCTTGAGGTTGTTTTTAATTGTATTAAAATCTAACTCAGTAGATTTTATTGTGGTAGCCATCTATATCTCCTATGGGTAAATTCCAGGTACTGCATCGTCAAACTGTAACGTACCCCCGCCTTCTGTGATAATACCTCGCAGATCTTCTGTGAGGATTCTGTCGTTAGATGCTGGTAACTTAGGGGGTGCTGGATTAAATTCTGGTGTACAATCTTCGTTCGCACCTAGCACCAACTTTAATACGTCAACAACACCAGTATTAACTATTCTGAATTCTATTAAAACATTAACTGTGTAACGATCTGGTCTGGCTGTTACCTTAAGATTTATAATCTTGACACGAGGCTCATATCGTTGTACTGCTGTTTTTATTCTGGTCGCTATCTCTTCACCAGTGTTTTCATCTGCCATCTCAAACAACAAGCCAGATAAGTCTCCACCAAAAGCGGGGCGATAAGGCTTTTCGAATCTATTTGTAAGCAACAACGTCTTGAGCGATTGCTTTACACTAGCGGCGTCAGTTTTTTTAAAGACATCACCATCTGAGGATGTACGAGCAAAGAAACTGAGATCAAAGTCAGACCAAGGTATTTCCTTGGTGACGCGAGGACTCTTTGATAAGTTTCCGTCTTCGTTTGAATTTGCCATTATTATGCCCTAGTTAATGCATTTATTTATATGATTATTCAGGAAGAATCTCTAAAAGTTCGTTCCTTGTTTGTACTTCACCGTTATAGGTAGTTTCCAGACCATATTTGTATTGGACTTCATAAGACGCTGGCACCTGAGGTGTTTCAATAACAATTTGACACGTAAGAGAACCGTCTGGATCAAAAGTATCATAGTCTAACGTGAGTTTATCATAGTCAATATAATCTTTCCAATATGCGGCTAAGTCAAATGTCTTTTCGGGATCTGTTCTACCTGAACGATCAATGAATTGATAGACTACCGCTTGACCTTTTCGTCGTAAGTCCAGAATACCCGAAGGTTGTTCGCCAATGTATTTCGGCTTGTTGACGACCCATCCTATTACAGAATTTTGATCTCGTCCGTCAATTCCTTTCTTCTTTTCTTTGTATGAGGCGCCGGGTGTTGCTGACGCCATCTCTTTTGCGGTGTCTTTGTTGCCTGCTTGAACCTCTTGAACTTCAAACTTAGGATTAGGTTCGTAGATGCCTTCGCTGACTACCAGTCGGTGTTGCTCAAACTGTTTCATACCCGAGATAGACTGAATGATTTTGGCATGAAGCACCAGATTTCTTGCTAGTTGCTGAAAGTCAGGTGGTCCATTAAACGAATCGTTATATAACTTTTTTAACTGTGTGCGCGATCCTGGTGCACCCAGAAACTTTGCCATTGAAATACCAGGACCTAATTTGGTTGCTGACGTAATGATCTTGTCAGTAGGATCATATTGTGGATCAACTAATATATTCATTTATTCACCTTGAATCGCTTGCTTCTATTATCAGCAGGATTATTTCCTAACAGTTCAACACCAAATCGTATGGTGCCTTCTCTGTTGGCTGATCTACCTATGTTTTTTGGTATTGTCTTGCTAAAATTCTCACTGAGCAAACCTTCACTCACAAGAAAACTTGTCAACTTACCGTTCTTCATGTTCTCGGGTGATCTAAGTTTGCTCCTGACTTCTGCAATCGTAGGATCAAAGTTAAACAGATCATCATAGTCATCCGACTTGAGAATCTTATCTTTGAGTTTAGGATCTACTGCCACATTTCTCACGCCGTATTTACTCGTAGCCAACAACAATTCAACGATAGGGG